TGCGCCGTTAGTCTGGGGAGCAGTAGCACCGGTAGCATAAATGTCGATGATAAGACCTTCTTTAAGATACTTGGTGCTGTCAACTGTGATTGTGTTGCCTGCTGTTGCAAGTGCAGAACAAGTGGTGAGAATACCGGTACCATTACCGAATAATGCTCTACCTACATTCCATTTTGCGGTTTCGTAAGCAGCCTTAACTTCGGTGTCAAGGGCATTAGCCATTGCACCGCCGGTTCCGGTAAGACGAACAGCCTTTGCAGAGATAACGATATTTACATACATATCCTTTGACTCTGTTTCAAAGCGTTCAAATCTTACACCGCCTGCTGCCGGTGTTTTTGCACCCTCTGCACCGAAGCCGAAGCCACCGCTAAGACCAACGGGAGCAGATGCAACAATTTTGTTTGCCTTTAATGTAGGCTTTTTAATCTTGGAAAGAAGCGCCGAGGGTTCTACTCCAAGCTGATTACGCCATACGGGCAAATAGTTCTCTTTTAATGCTTTTTCAAATGTGATTAAGTTCTGTGACATTAGATTTCATCTCCTAAAAATAATTTTTTGTGTTGGTATTACGCACCGAACATTTTGCGTGTACGCTCGGAAGCATCATCCCAACTTTTGGGTTTTTCTTTTATATCGAGTGCCGCATTAACCGCACCGCTACTTGCAGATAACGGTGGCACTTGCTGACTACTTTCGACTTGTGCAAGTCGCTGCTTTTCAACCATTTCTTGAAACTCCGGATTGTTTTTGTAGAGTTCCATAAGTTCCTCGGTTGTAAGCTCTTTCTGTTCCTGGGGTGGAGTATTCATACTGTTAGCACCTTTGGCAATCATATAGCCGGTAATAAGTTTTTCCTCCAGGGACATATTTTCAGACGATAGTCCAGGATTGTTTTTAATAATCGCTTCAATCTGCGGAAGCATTGTTTCAATGCCCTCAAGCTCCGGAATATGAGAGAGTGCAGCAATAGCTTCTTTTTTCTCGCTTTCATACATACCTTTTTTGGCGTGGTTGATTACGGGTTCAAGCTCTTTCATAATCTGCTTGCGGTTATAAGCAAGCATATCTTCCGCATATTTAGCCTGGGCTTTTCTAACAGTTTCCTCATCGGCGAAAGCCAACGCTCCAATATCAAGAGTAGGGGGAGTCAATGCTTCCTCTATGATTTCCTCTTTCTTCTGCGCTGACATTCCGTCAATGGTCTGCTGTAATTGTGCGTTCTGTTGCTGTGCAGCTTCAAGAGCCTGCTTTGTCTGTGCAAGTTCTTGATCCTTTTGGGCTGCAAGGTTAGCAGCAGCTTCAGCAGTTTGAGCTGCATCCGCTACAACAGCCTCTGTGTTTGTGGGTTCTGCCACTTGGGAAGAAGCACCACTATCAGCAGGGGTTTCATTCCCGGATGTTTCTTTTGCCGGTTCAGCAGATGCCCCCGGTTCTGCTGTTGCAGGGGGAGTATCTTCTTCATTGGCTGTGATTGCATCGTCTATTGTAAGATCTGCATCATCCTCAAACATCTGCTGTGTAGCTTTGCTTGCATCATCAAATGTATTTGGCATAAAATAATTTCACTCCTTAACAAAAATTACATCTGTGGGTTCATATCTTGCATCTGTGCCAGGGCTTTTTGCCTTTCTTCCATTTCGGCAATCTGTTTGTGCTCTCTTAAATGGTTTTCAAGAGCTTCAGCATAACCAGGCCTCTTGATTTTCAAGATTTGGAATTCCATCTGCAATATGTACCTCAAATGTTCCTCAATGTGAATTTCGTGCTCGTCAAAATCAGACACTTTCGGGATTACACCGTTTTCAAAGAAAACATTTTCCCTCTGTGCTGCTTGAATTTGCAGGGTATTTATACTCAAAATATCAGAGTAATTACCCATTTTCATTAACTCCAAGGCGTGTATCTTGACTCTTTCCGGAATACGCCCGTCATTGTCGGTAAATAAGCCCATATTATAAGCATCAAAAAAGCGTTGCTTCTGCATTTCTTCGCTTAAAAGCAATTCATTTTCGGTCAAAAACTCAACATCATAGCTGTTTATGTCCTTTTCAGACCATATAATTGCCTTACCGATGTTATTAGCGCCTACATAATTGACAATTCGGTGTGTTCTTGCGTACCTCTTGTAGATTTCAAGCCACAAAATAGCAAGTTTACGAACAGAGTTTCTAATGTGATCGCCCGTAAGCGATAGCCTTGTGTTGTCAATTTCCATAAGGTTAGAAATAGCCGTACCCGATGTAACGCCGGATGGTGTTGCACCGTTTACCATAAGCTGTGAAACGCCGGCAGCGTACTCCATATCGTTTTTGAGATTGTAACGCTCCGTCATTATTTCAGCCGGTAAGTTTCCGTTTTCAATGCGCTGTGGTGGGTTTGAGCCACTTCTATAAACTAAATAAGCACCTGGGGCAAGTCCGTTTTGCTCGTGTTCCTCAATGTCAATAAGTGCCCCCTCCTCAACAGCGAGGTTGCCGAGGGATATTCTCTTGATAAACTCGTGAATACGGTTAATACAGCCGTTAAGTGCTCTTTGGCGAGGAATAAGATCCTCAATGGTTGATTTACCGAAAAACTGTCCTGCGACTTCACGGCATACCACTTGAACAATAGGTATCTGCTTATAAGGTAAATCGCCGTAGTACACAAGATGCTCATCGCCTACGATGATTACCATAAGTCCGTTAGGTCTATGTTTTGACGGTTTTTCAAAATAGGTTATAACCTTTTCTGCATCTTCAGCTGTGCGATGCCCCATTGTAACAACGGTATTCTCATAGCCGAAGCCACCACCGGATGAAACGGGAGTAAGTTCAAAGGTTTCGATTTCGCTGCCCTCAACCTCAATACCATACAGATCGTAAATCTCTGCAACGCTCTTGACTTGTTCAAGTATAATTGAGCGTTGGGCTTCTACCGTCTGCTTAAATACGCTTTCCGGGAAAATCTCGTAAGGTGTAATCAAGCCATAATCAATATCGCCCTGGTATATAGCTGTTTGTTCCTTTTTGGCGTTGCCCTTATCGTCAACACTCTCTTTGGTACGGACAGCAAGTTTTTCGCCCTTGTCTTTATCCCACCACGAAAGCCAAAAACAGTTACCGCAAAGCTCGTTCCAATAAATCATCGTGTTTTTCTTGCTCTCAAAGTCTGATACCTTTTGAGTGTACTGCAACACAGATGTAGAAACTTCTGCCTTTGCATAATCGTCAAGCTCATTTGTGGCAGGCTTAACTTTCATCATATAGTTGATTTTCTTCAAATTCGCTATACGGGTTTCAATAAGTGGTGCAATTTGGTTAAAAGCCTCACGCTCTAACCAATCATATACCGGTTCTAACTGTTCAATATCCCCTCTGTACGGGTTTACCTCACAGAATTGATTACCAACAAGGAAGTTAGCGTTAAGAGTCCATTGTCGCTCTAATGGGGAGCGTTGCCCTCTGCGCTTTTCAAGATCTTCAAGTATTTTGTGGATAATATCCTCTTTGTAAAGCGGAGTAGTACCATCTTTGTCGAAATCTACAACAACCTTGCTATCATCATCAGCCGGTTTTCTGTTGAATAAACTGCCAACAGCAGCAGTAATGCCACCAACCGGTGGACTAAATCTGAAATTCATTATCCATCCTCACCGCCTTTCTTACGCCACTTTTCAAGCACCTGGGCGTGTCTTGACGGGGTGTACCCACCGTTAGGACTCTTGTATTCGCCGTATGTTCGACTCATAAGGCGATTGTAAAGGTCTTTTCTTTCAAAATGGTGGATAATAAGCAGAAGAATGATAATGCCGAGTAATATTAACTCAATAACCATTCCAAACGCCCCTTTTCATTACTCATCAGACTTTTCTTTGCAAAATCTTAAATGAGTTTTTAAGCCCTGCTCTGTATCAAAGCTACGCCCACAGTTAGGACATACAAAACCGCTTGTTTCATTGGTTGCGGTCTGTTCCTCTGTCGGTGTTGGTGCTTCGGGTGCTTCGGGTTCTGTCTGTTCTTCCGGTGCTGCTGTTGCAGGATCTTCCGGGGCAATAGGTTCTACCGGCGTTGGTGTTTCCTCCGGCTGTGGCTCTGTTACTGTAGGTGCTGTTGGTGTTTCATCAACAGTAGCTACATCAGCAGACAAGCCATCATTAGCCTTTGTTTTGCCAAGAGCCTTTGCATTAAAGAACAGTTCCGGTGCTTCGCCTCCGGTAGTTACTTTGATATTGCTCCCGGTTTCCGGGTTTATATCATCAATAACGCCGAGGGCTTTTCCAAGGCAGCTTTTACAAATAATAACACTCCCACCAAGCTCACGAGTGCGTGAGATAGCGAAAGTGTCAGTATTCTTGCAGCCTCTTACAGAACATTTTCTTTTCAGCCTCTTTGCATACATTCTGCTTCACTCCTTTTAATAATAGCTTTTTCTCGGCTTTGAATAGCCTTTGAGCATCTTGTTCTTGTATTTTTCCAGGTCTTTTTCAAACTGTGTTCGGTTGTCCTCTTTATATTCCGCACCATAGAACTTATAACGGTTAAGGAATTGAGTCATACTGTCAACCAAATCATCATTAACGCCGTGTGGGAACGATGCGTGTTCTTCGATAAACTCATCTGTAAAGTCTGCATACTTGGGAAGATACACATTACCGCTTTCCACAAGACCGGATACGGCGTTAGCTCTTGCAACCTTATCCCCATCGGGATCAATAGCAATAATACCGGCAATTTCGTGCCGTAGCATTGAAATTATCGCCGGGCCATTAGCTTTATCCTCGATAAGAATAGCGTTACGCTGTGGATATTTGGCATCCATATAGCGGATAGCCTTTAAGGTTTCCGGAAAGTCCATTTGCTTTTTAAGCATATCAACCAAATAAAAATCGGCGTTTAGCTTTCCCCAAACCTCAATAGCAACATAGTCGCTGTCAGCATTTCCCTTAAAAGTTGCATCAACAGAAATAACTAAAAGGGGAAGATGCTCCGGGAGCTTATCATAAAACTGCCACCACTCACGCTTGAAGATATTACCCTCTGCGGATGATGGTCGGCCCATATATAAAGCGTTCCAGGCTCTTTTACCCTCTTTGTATCTTTCCTTAAATGCTTTCAGCCACATATTGTCTTTTCCAATCTCCGGACAAAGTGCATCGCCCGGTTTTCTACCAAGCACATCGTTTTCTTCAGCTTCAACGGGAATGTTGATAACTTCTACATTCTTTTCTTTGCGAATAACACGCCCTGCCAAATCATCCTCGTGCCACCTGGTTTGTATAATAATAATCTTTGTACCGGCTTGTGTACGGGTAAGTATGGAGTTTTCCCATTCATCCCAAAGCCTCTCACGATATGTGGGGCTGTCTGCTTCCAATCTGTTCTTAACGGGATCGTCTATAATAATCAAATCGCCGGCGTTACCGGTAATACCGGACATAATACCACGAGTTATGATACTGCCGGAATGATCCTTTATTTCCATATCCCTATCAGAAGACTTTGAAAGGCTTATACCAAATATGAAAGGCCCGTATTCTTCAATCTTTGTTTTATTACGCCTGCCGAACTTTCCGGCAAAATCGTCATTGTAACAAGCCACAATACAACGCCTATCGGGATATTTACCCTCATACCACGATGGAAAAGTTTCTGTAACGGTCATACTCTTTCCGTGCTGTGGTGGTGTAGAGATAACTAAAACATCGTAAGGATTGCCGGTTTCGGTTTCAACAAATTCTTGTACCTTATTTGCCAAATACTTATGGAAGTTGGTATCAATCCATTTGTCTTTATGTACGAAATAGCAATACGAAGCATACGATGAACGCATCAGCTCCACAGCAAAATCATTTGAATAGTTAATCTCGTTTTGCATAACCGGCAAGCTCCGCAAGTTTAGCAATCTTATCATCGCCAATAATATCTACTCTGTTAGTCGGCTGACCGTCTGCCAACGCTTTTTTATCAAATAGAGTACCAATAGCGGTAGTAATTGCTTTAACATCGTGCAGTTGCAACCCTCGTAGCTTTGTTATCAGTACGGTTTTTTCTTGTGCGCTTAACTGCACCTTGTTTGTAGTTGCAATCTCATCTATGAACATATCAAGCATTTCCTCTTGCTCAATAGCTCTGTCAAATCGTCTGTTAAGCAGTAGTAAGCCCTTGTCGATAATATCTGATGCAGCTTTTGAAAATTCAAGTTTTTTTTCTTCTTGAAGTTTTACAAACTGCTCGTCATTCTCTTTTGCTTTTACAATACTTCTAACAGTTGCCGTAGGAAGCTGTAACTGCCTTGCAGTTTCAGAGTAGTTATTGGTTACAGCATAAGAAGCCATAACCTTATAAACAGTTTCTTCCGGTGTCTTTTGGCCTCTTGCCATCTAATTCACCCCTTTACATTTATTTTTGTGTAAAATGAAAAGAAACAGACACCGAAGCCCCTACAAGCCTCGGTACTGTTTCTTTCCAAACAAGGAGGTTTTTATGTCGATTTTCATAACCAACAACCCACACTATCATATTAACACATATAGTCGGGACAAAAAGGACAAAATCATTCTTTGTCAATATATCTATAACAAATCTTCTTAACGCTGTCCTTAGTATTGCCCCCACCAACACAGAATGACACCTGCAACCAGGGAAGCCCGTTAATGAAACGATATGTAAATATCATTCGTGTTAAGCAATCGGGAATATCGGCAATATAACGCTCCAATCTGTTTCGCTCGTGAATACATTGTATCTGTTTTGCAGATATAATTGCTTCCAGGTCTGCAATTTCGGCAGCATACTTTTCATAAGCAGCACCTTTCATTGTGCTACTGCCTTTCGGCATCCCGGAATAGTTTGGCCCGGAAAGGCTGTATGCTTTTTGCTGAATTTCTGCAAGTCTTTCCTTATCCATTTCTATTTCACGGTTCAAATAATATAATTGTGATAGCTCTTTAAGTGTCATTCTGCATTTCCTCCTTTACTTTCTTAATTCTCGCTTTCAATACTTCCATCACATTATCGTGTGTTGACTCTCTGTCTTGAATTACAGCCATAACATCCTCATCAACACAGCCCTCCGCTAAAAGATAATGCACATATACCTTATCGTAAGGAGAACCTTGTCTGTAAAGTCGGCATATACTTTGATCGTTTAATTCAAAACTCCAATTAGGCGTGTACCAAACAATATGCCTGCCCCCGGCTTGTAGGTTAAGACCGAAGCCACAGCTTGCCGGATGCACCAAAAGCACATCAATCTCGCCATTGTTCCAGGCATCCTCATCGTTAGTGTCTTTGTAAACCCTCACACGAAGTTTTGTTTTTGATAACGCCTCTAATATTCTGTCCTTATCGTGTTGATACCCATACAGAGTCAAGCACGGTTCGCCGTTGATTTCTTCAAGCAATTCCATATATCGCTCTAATTTACAATCGTGAATATGCACAACATTCCTATCTGCATCATACACGGCACCGGCACAGAATTGTAACAGCTTACCGGTTAAAACGCCTGCTGTATTTGCAACAAGAGTTTTCTCGTCAAGCTCTAAAAGCAAATCACGCTCAAACTGCTTATAGGCTTTAAGTGTTTTATCATCAAGCACAACGGGGATCTCGTGAATGATACAATCCGGTAATTCCAAATAATCCTCTGCTTTCATACTGATACAAATATCACTTATTGCATCAAGTACTGCTGCTTCTGAACCCTCTTTTGCTGAATAGCTTGTAAAATGACCGCCGTGTGTGTTTGCATCAAAATACATCTGTCGGTATTGTGTGATAGTCTTACCAAGTCTTTGCCCCTCGTCAAGTAAATATATCTGTGCCCATAAGTCCTCAATACCGTGTGGCGTTGGTGTGCCGGTTAATAATACAACCTTTTTCATAAACCTACGCACCAACTTAATAGCCTTAAATCTTTTTGCTTTATTGCTCTTAAAACTTGTACTTTCATCCAGGACAACCATATCAAAAGGCCAATCCTGCTTATAGTAATCTACAAGCCAACAGACATTTTCTCGATTTATAACATAAACATCTGCCGGCGTATTAAGTGCCTTAATTCTTTTCGTTTTACTTCCAAGAACCTTTGACACTCTTAAATGCTGTAAGTGATCCCACTTGCTTGCTTCCTTACTCCAAGTACCCTCTGCAACCTTTTTAGGTGCTATAACCAATGCTTTCCTCATACTAAACCGAAAGTATTTCAGAATATTTATTGCAGATAATGTAACACTTGTCTTACCAAGTCCTGGTCTTAAAAACAAACCGATAGCAGGATCATTAACTACACGCTCTATGCAGTATGCTTGATAATTATGTGGTTTATATTCCATTCTCTTGCACTCCTCTTATAAATTCCTCGACTTTTTCTATCGTGTCAATCCTTAATACCTTAAAGCCTAAACCCTTAATTAAATCACAAACCCATTTTTGCAGCTTCCGTAGCTTTTTGTTGGGTGCTTTTGTTTCCACGAAGTAAATTCTGCCATAAGGCACTAAAATTATTCTGTCGGGTACTCCGTTGAAACCGGGGCTTACAAATTTTAATGCAAGTCCGTTTAGTTCTTTTTGCACCCTGGTTTTTAACTTTTTTTCTACTTCACTTTCAAGCATCTAAAACACTTCCTTTTTTGCTGTATCTAACATTCTCACACGCGCACGCATATATACGCACATTAGGCGGTTTGAGAGTTTTTATTCTCTCTAATCTCTCTAATTTCACTACTTTATAGGAATTTATGTTAGAATGTTAGAAAAGTAGTAAAAAGTCAGTATTTATGCGGTTTTGCGGTCTAACATTTTTTCTAACATTCTAACAAAACACCGTTTTTCCGTGTAGAAATGTTAGATTTTAGTTTTCTAACAATTCTACATAGAAAACACATTTGTTAGATTAAATGTTAGAAAATATTTTTAGGCTTATTTGGCAGTAAAACCTCTCTGTGTTCCATAAGGGCCAAAATGTAAAGTACCCGATTTTTTCCATCCTTTAACCGTAGCAATTATTGAATTTATTTCCCTGGTGTCAGCACTTTTCATTTCACGAAGCGAACCGCCAAAGGCTTCAACCCATATTTCCATAGCACATATTCTGTTACGGGGTACAAGGTGGATGCTCTCGCCCTGGACAGCACCGCCCCAAAACATTCTACGCTTATCAATAGGCCACTTGCTCCAATCATCCGGCACTTGTCTTTCCATAAATTCAATAACAACACCCTCACGAGCAGACGCTTCTCTGTGCGACTCTTGCATATCCTTTGCAGTTTCTTCGATAGCTCCGGATAAGTAAAGAGGTTCGCCCACTTGCCAACGGACATACGCTTCAGCCCAAATTTGGTTGATTTCTTCGTCTGTTAAATCACGCCATACATTTTTAGTCGGTCTTTGTTCGCCGGTGTCTATGGGCCAAAAACGGCGGTTTCCGGTTTTATCTTGCAAGTATTCGTACTCATTTGTAGTACCGAAGAACACGCAAGTACGGGGGATAGCTTTAACATTACGCCCGTAAGCTGCACGGAAACGATCAGTTCTCAAACTCACAAACTGCTTAATTCGTGCTACATCTGTTTTACGGAAAGCATCAAGCTCCGCAACTTCTACAAGCCAAACGCCACGCAACAGTTCAGATGCTTCTTTTCCCTCAAAGGTTCTTATGCTGTCATTGAAATAGCCTCGGCTTAATTTATCAAGTAGTGTACTTTTACCGATACCTTGTGGGCCTGCAAGGATAGTCATATTATCGTATTTGCATCCGGGAGTCATAGCACGGGTAACGGCTGCCGTAAATGCTTTACGGGTAACAGCACGGTTGTATGCTGTGTCTTTTGCCCCCAGGTAGTCTATGAATAAGGTGTCAAGTCTTGGTGTGCCATCCCATTTACCTTTAAGCCCGGTTAGATAGCTCTGAATATCATTAAAGGCGAATTTATTGGAGTGCAGGGATAGAGCACCGTCAATTTTACCATTACCGGTAATCTTGTAAACTGTTTCAAGATACCAATATAAACCCTCATTATCGTTATCTTCCCACAATCTGCGTTTTCCCCGTCTATCCCAGGGAAGTACATCAAGTACCTCGCCTACACCGGAAAACTCATTAAGAGCGAATTTTCCTTTAAGCAGGGGATCGTGTTCCAGGATAATAAGAACATTGTTAATAGTTGCTTTGATTGCGCCCGTTTGGCTGTTTGTTTCAAGTAGAGAAGCCCAATTTGCAACATCGTCTAAATTATCAGCCGTGATGCCCTCAAAGTCTTTTACTGCTGTTTCGTATCTCTCTTGTGCCATAAGAGAAGATACTTCCGGCAAACTGTTTGCAAATTCGCACATCGCCTGGAAAGATGGCAGACGGTTTACCGGTGTGTTAGCTTGTGCTTCATCATCCTTGTCAGCGAATTTGTGAAGTCTTACAAGGTCAAAAGCATTTACCAAGCGACCACTACAAGGATCTGTTGCGTGATGGCTGTATAAGAATTTACTGTCATCGTAGAGCACAGCACCGGCAGTTGTTGAACCACCAATGTATGTGTATCTTCCGGGCATATTGTCAACAGCTTCATAGATGCCGGGGATAAGTTCTTCCATAGCACGGTAAATATCGTAGGTACGGCAGAACACACCAACAACACCGTTTTTACTTTCCGGATCGCCTTGCTTTAC